GCCAGCGAAAGTGTCCATCATCTTATACATAAGGTCCATACCTCTTTCTCTGTCTTCATTAAAACTTGGTATCAAACTAATAATACCCTTGTTATCTTTTTGCATCTCGTAAGAACCAGCACCTCTTACGGCTCGGCCTGTCATAACAAACTCGCCGTCTGAAAGCATAGCTGGTATATCATCGCTTGTTTCTGTGCCTGGACCATTTATGTCGCCGTCCATTCTAGGGAATTGACTTGGATCAAGCTCACCACCCTCTTGCAAGGCAACAGCTCCACCTTGAGCGTAAGCCATCACAGGACCGCCATACATTTTACTTATAGGTAAATTAGGTCCAAAAGATGCTATACCCTCTGCTTTATCTTGTATTGCCTTTGCTGCTCTACCCATTCTCATTCTCAATCTTGTATTTGCTAACTTACCTTGTTCCAAACCAAGTTTAGCGCCTGGAACTAAAGGCATTGGGTTTATTGAACCAATGCCGCCGCCGCCTAATAAATTTAGTGCTGCTTGATATTCTGGCATATCTTTAATACGCGGCTCTTGTTCTGCTAATCTTACAATTTCCATAGCCTCTTCTATCATTTGTGGTGTTGTTTGTTCACCCATATCAACGGCGCTTTTACGTTGAGCCAAAATTTGCATCGCTATTTGATGCTCTGGGGTTTGTTTTAAACTAGGGTTTTTTTCTGCTTCCATAATAAAATCCATCGCTGTATTGAGCTCATCTTGAGTAATTAATCTGCCACTTCTAGGTCCAAAATATGCACGAATCTCCTCTGGTGTCACTTGAGCACCTGTCATCTTTCTTAAACCACCAATTTCTATTGTTGGATTAGCAGCTCCACCCTCTTGCATGCCCATAGCCATACCGCCTTGTAGTTCTTCAATCGCACCACCTAAACTCATACCCTTTGGCTTACCTCCAGATAACTGTGGTATGGTTCCTGCTGGTAATAAACCAAACTCAACTGGGTTAGGCGTTGGTTGCCCTGTTCGTCTTGCTATTTCAGCTTCGATATTGTATCTACCGGTTGGACTTAAAGTAGTAAGTGGAGTTAAAGGCACACCTGTTTGTTTTTTAGCGTCTTCATACGCAAGTTTACCCAAACCAGCAGCTAATGCTCCAATACCAGCTGTTTTTCCAAAGTCGCTTAAACCAGATAGAAAACCCCCACCTGTGCTTGTGCTTTGTTGTTGATTGCCACCAAAGATTCTATTAAATATGCTGTTGCCACCCGCAGCCGTGGTTTTAAGTTGTTCTAAATCAGCAGGATCCATTTCTGCTATTTGTGTTTCCGTCAATGAATCTAAGGTTGATTTTGCAATTTGTTGCGGAGTACCACTTCCTAAACCTAATCTATTAGCTAAACCTTTACCTGCTTCTGGGCCACCAGCATACATGCTACCTGTTTTACCAAACATACCGCCACCTAGTAAACCAGACCTTGTAGTTAAAGCGTCAGCTATACCACCAAAGCCTCCCGCTGTTCCGCCAGCTATAGATGAGATGCCTGGTATGCCTGCTTTAGCAATACCTCCTGCAACAGTGCTTCCAATACGACCCAAAGCACCGCCGATACCAGGTATCTTGGTAGCTAACCCACCTATACCGCCTAGAACACCACCAAGAGCTGTACCAACTCCAGGTATAAAAGTTGCAATAGGTGCAACTTTTTTAACAACCTTTTTAAGTTTTTTACCTAGCTTTTTAAAGAAACCAAATTGTTCAAGGCCTGTCTGCGGATTTAGACTAGCGATACCAGCGCCAACAACGGCTTCCTCTGGATTTATATTAAATTCTTCAAATTTCTTTTCTAATGCACTTTCAAAACCTGCATCATCCATAAACTCTGGCGGTATTACTATCTCGCCCGGTCGCAAATGCGCTAGTGCTGTATCTTCACCCTCACCAGCCATAGCAAGCTGTTCTGCTAATCTAGCTAATGGTGCTCGTGCTTTTTGTTCTGCTTTACCAAGTAAATTTTGTAGCTCTTGTTTAGTTTCTTCATCCAACTCATCTATTGGATCTTTGTCAGTTGGCATCGTTGGTGGAACTTTTTTTAAAAATCCAGGAACAAAATTTTCTGATTGCGCCTCTGGTGTTTTAAAGAAAGCATCTGGATAATTCATTCTTGGTGGTATGCTACTCGCTGGCACTAAATCTCTTGGCAGATAAATACCTTCACTTCGATCATCTATTCCATTTTGGTTCCTATCCCTAAATTCAGCGGTTCTTGTCATGCCTGGTACCATGCCTTCTGGTAAAGGTGAGCCATCCATCAACGTAGGTTTTTTTTTCTGTTGTGGTAATTTATAAACTTTTCTTAAACTGTCTTCTAATGCACTCATGGCGTACTCACTGTTACACTACCTATACTCATTGTAGCAGATAATCCTGTCAAGTATGTTTGATGTTCATACAGATTCCTAAACTCTGTACCATCAAAGGCTTGATGAACCTCTGTCGTACTGTTAAATATAATCGCTCCGGTAGCAAATTGCAATTCACTTACCTCTGTAGAATTAAAGACTTGTATGGCATTTGGATCGACTGAACCGAGGTTAATTTCTAATATTCTTATCAAACGATTAAATGTATCGGCTGAAACTGTTTCGCCTGTAGCAAAAGGTAAGTTAGTCGGCAAGAGCTTGCTCATTTACCTTCTCCCCGACGGCTGTATCTCTACACGAGTGTTACCCAATCTCCATTTATAATTTTTTCTGTCAATCGCTGTATTGTCGTCATCGCTTTCAAAACGCAAGACAAACTGCCTACCCCTAGATCTAAGTGATCCAAAAGTGCTTGTCGACTTAATTTGTGTGGTTGAGTCTGTTGATAAAGTTTGATTGCTAAAATCTCTGCGTTTAACCACAACATTGATTGCTGGATCTTGGCTTGTGCCTATATCATTAACAAATAATATGTCTGGTAAGATGCGTTTTAAAAATACAAAACGATCGCCGTCCGCAATGTCTATATCTGCTGATTCAACAAATACACCATCCATAGGATCAGTGTCGTTATTGAAACCTTTTTCATGTTCGTATATGTATTTGATAGACGAGGCTTCGCCAGCTGCTAATGGTTTGTTTAAAACACCAGATGCTAACCAACTATATCTTTCCAATGATCCTACACTCCAACTATTTTCTTCATAATTAAAAATTACATACCTAGATATTTCAGTTTCATTATCTGTTAAAGATGGGTAAAAAAACCACACTTCGGAAAACTCTTCGTTAAGACCTGCAAAACATTTAAAGGCTTGACTTTCATCAAGGTCAGAAAAAACGTAATCTTGCACCGAACATGGTAATTTTTGTACTGCGCCGTTGTAGTAGTAAAAGCCTTTTTTCGACATGAAGAATACGCCTTTTGGTGTATTTACTGCTGCTTTTGGCCCTAACAGTCCTGCTCCTTCGTTTATCAAATTAACAGCAAATGTTAAAGGTGGCCCAATAAAGTTCATAGAATACAAAGATGTATCTGTCCAAATAAGCACCTCTTGTCTAGCCTTTATACCACCGACTATAGAAGATCCAGAAGATAGTCGTAAAGAGCCAGCTGTATTAGTAGATAGAGGCTCAAACTGTAATTCGTTTTCTTGGTCACTAAAGGCTATTAACATAGGATCTAAAGCACCTGTTCTTGAACTACCGCTTATGGGATCTGCGCCTAATACTATCAAATGCCTATCTGTTTCAGATGTGATTACTTGTAAGGCTTTAGTTGGCACTAAGTTTGCACCGCTTACACTAGATAACTCTACTGCTCTTGTTGTTAAACCATCGTTTTCAACCCAACGAAATAGACCACCTGCTCTGGGATTTATAATTAAATTTTCGCCGTAGTTATCATGTGTCCACAACCTTAATTGGTTTGTGTCCGATAAAGCTGTTGATGATCCCCATGCTCCAGCACCCCAAGTGCCAACACCCCAACCAGTAGATTCAACATAATTATCTAAGCCAGAGTTTACTTGATAAGCTGCATCTGTAGCAGAACCGCCATTGCCAGAGTCACTTGAGTTTGCCGTTACTGTTGCACCAGAGGTATCTTTTGCAGTAATTTCATAAGTGTTCGTACCTGTAACCAAATTGATTTGGTACTCTTGATTGATTACAGCAGCAGTAACATTACCACCTAAAGAAACTGCGCTTGAAAAAGTAACGAAATCACCATTGACAGCTCCATGACTTGCGTCGGTCACAGTTAGCGTTGATGATCCGTTTGTGGCTGCGAAGGTTGCAGCGTTTGTGGTGTTTTTTCTTATCGGCGTAATATCGTTATAAGTGCCGCCCTCTTCTACATAATACTTGTTGGTTGTGCCTATGCCTAAATACCTACGTCCCTCTAAAGAAATCCATGAGTGTAAAGCACGAGCAGAGCCTATTATTGAGTTAGGCGAAAATTTTTCCCAACCACCTATTTTTTCTACACGACCTTTTCTAAAACGTATTTTATCGCCGTCAACCCATCCACCTTCGTTTGAGTAATCGGTTTCTTCTTTGTTGATTCCAGGTTTAAAGTTTAATTTGGTCAGCGGCATATTTAGAGTCTAACATATCTGCTGTG